TTCCGATCTGGTCTGCTCTGTCGTGCTGCTGATGGCCTCGGATAGGTTCGCCCGCTTGGCGTTCCCGATCTCGATGGAGTTGTACCTGTCCTTCAGGAAGTTATAGTCCGTCTCGATGACTTTCGCCTCGGCGGTGATTCCAAGAGCCTCGTGCAGGACAGTGACGGTATCGCACAGGTTCACTCTTTCAATGCTCGCAGCATAGTCCCTGTATTCTTCCGTCTGCCACAGCGGGACAAAACCCACCTTGACGTTCTCCTTCAGCTCCCATCCGGAGTTGTTGACCAGGTACTGCGTGGCCCTTTCCCGCAGCTGTGCTACCGTAGGTGGAGCCTCAAAGTCAGACGAGAAGTCCACGACCTTCGTGCGCTGGATGCTCCCAACATGGGAAGACTCCACCACCTTCTCCGGCAGAGTCACCACGGTGGCCTCATTGGACCAGAACGGGACGATGGCGGTGTACACTCCGTCCGTTGAGATCTCAGCGGACGCAGAGGTCAGGTTCTTTCCGGATCTGATCACCACGCCCCGGTCACTCCCCCGGTGGAGGTACAGCTTCACTTCCAGACCGTCAAATTCGTACTCTCCGGTGCCGTAGACGTCAAGAAGAGAGCCCTGCGACCCTCCGAGGATTTCCCGGACAGGTCGAGGGCTCCGCAGTGTGTAGGTCCCGGTCACTTCTTTGTTGGTCCAGAATGTAAACGGGCAGCTCCCCACGATGTTGGCCTTGATCTTTACCATGGCATCCGCCACGCTGGTGGCCGTGAACGGCATCACGACCATGCCATTCAGATCGTAGGACAGATGATTCGCCTCGATCTCGTATCTTCCTCCGGTCCTCTTGGTCACCTTGGAGATCCGGAACGGCTGCTCTGCCTTCCCGTCTGCCGGCACGGCCGTGATGATCCGCTCTTCCGTCAGCTCTTCGGCGTTCTTCCCGGTAGCCGCGTAAATGCCTGACAGCGTATACTGCCCATTCCGCGCCTCCGTCACCGTTCCGCTCAAGAAGTCCGGTAGCTTTCCAAGTCCGTTCGTGGTGAAGGCTGTTTCATTTTTCTCGTACAGTGTAGGGATCATACTCTCCACCAGTGCGGGGTGACTTCCACCCTCGTGATGCCCCCGCTGAAGTTGATTCCGGTCTCACCGGCTCCGAGCGTCGGAAAGTTCTTGGTGACGTACCCGTTCAGGTTTGACGTACCGTTGTACGCGTCACCGAGAGCACAGTCGATGTCGATGTACTCCTTGGAGTAGTCTGTGATGGTGATGATCTCGTCACCGACAAACAGTGTCCCGTATCCGTACACCCGGATCAGCGGCAGAGCCGTCTCCAGGGACGGATTCCGCAGCACCCCTTGTCCTGTGAAGGTGATGATCTCATCGCCGGCCACGAGGAAACGCTGCGGTTTGCAGTTGAATGTCAAAGAGAAATGTGCAGAGGAGTTCCACGGCCCGGTCTCGGGCTCAAAAGCGCCTGTAAACACCGCCATCCTGTACTCGTTCGGGTGGTAGGTGTCCGTGAGCTTCTGGTAGCCTCTGGCCCCGTTCAGGAAACGGTTCCGGATGTCCGCAGCGGTCAGCCTGAACCCTTCCCTGACAAATGCCGGGTAGATCACCTCGATGTTTTGGTATCTGCCGTTGTCGATGATAAGGTCACCGTTCCGGCCGTCCACTGAGACCATTTCCCGGTCTCTCTCCGGGGAGGAGTAAGTCCCCGCCCCGGAGATGATGATGCCGAGGGACGACGCCGAAATATTCCCGAAAGTCAAATCACTCATCCGAACGCCGCCCCCCTTCTGTACACGTTCACCGCGATCCTTTCTTCGATAAGATCCGCGAGTTCTTCCACATCCTGTCCAGGTGCACCGTAGACGTTGATCGTGGTGCCGCCGTAGGTGTTGTTGTATGTTGCCTGCCCAACCGCGTTCCGGATGATGGATTCCAGGCTTCCGAGACCGACCACCACCTCAGCACCGGCTTCCCCGCCGCCGAGGAGCTTTCCGTTCGCCGCTCCAAAGATCGTCGGGCCGTTCAGGATCATGCCGTTTTCCATGGCCTTGGAATACCACTCGATGCTTAACTTCGGCACCCTGGGCGGGCTTAAAGAGAAAGACCCGGTGATGGAGAAATGAGGGAGCTTGATCTTCGGGAACTCCAGCTTGAAGTCAAAGATGCGCTTGATCGCATCGACACCTCTGCGGAAAAACCCTTTGATGTTTTCCCATGTGGAAGAAAGAATAGTCTTCGCTTCCTCGAGCGGCTTTGTGATCTTCGTCTTCAGCGTTTCAAAGTCTGTGCCAAAGATTCCGAGCACCGCATTCGCCCCGTTGGTCAGCGTGGACTTGGTCTGCTCCCACGTGCTGGTGGCCGTGGACTTTATGCTCTGCCATGCCGAAGAGGTCTTGGTCTTCAAGGACTCCCACGCAGTAGATACGCCCTGCTTGATGTTCTCGCCGACCTGGCTGACCTTCTCCTTCATGGTGTTCCAGGCGTTCACCACGCCTTCCTTCACCGCACTGGCCGCATTCCTGACGCCTTCCTTCAGCTTCTCCCACGTCTTGGTCACCGCCTCCGAGATCTTGTCCCAGTTCTTGATGACCAGGATTATCGCCGCAATGGCTGCCGCGATGGCCGCGATCACGCCCACGACAGGAGCTGCCGCCGCCAGACCGCCGGTGATGGCTGCCGTCAATCCGCCGGCGCCGGCAATGGCTCCGGAGATAGCGCCCACTACACTCGTGATCGTCGAGATAACCTTGATGATGGTGCCGACCACTGTCAAAACCGGTCCGATGGCCGCCAGGATCAGCGCGATGTTGATGATCTGTTTCTGCTGCTCTTCATCCAGGCCGTTGAATGTGTCGACCAGAGACTTCAGCTTGTCGACGATCTCGATGATCTTCGGCAGCAAAATCTCACCGAACGAGATGGCCAGCTCCTGCAGTTTGGACAGGAGGGTGGTGATGTTCCCATTCAGGTTGTCCTGCATGATCGTGGCCATGTTCTGTGCCGCTCCGGAAGAACCGTCAACCGCCGTGATCAACTTGTTGAAGTCTTCGTCTGAGGAGTTGACGATGGCCAGCAATGCGGACATGCCTCTCTGACCACCGAGGGCTGCTGCGGCCTGCGCTTTCATGGCGCCTTCCGCACCATAGGCTCTCGTGGTGAGATCCGTCAGCTGTTCGTTGTATTGCTCCTCCGTGATGGTCCCGTCTTCCAGGAGCGCATCGAGGTTTGCCACGTGCTGCTGGAACTCCTCGACCGGCATCTTCAGATCGCCCATGCCTTGACGCAGCTGCGTCATGACATCCCGGAACGAGAGCATGTTGCCATGGCCGTCTTCCAGGCTGATGCCCAGTGCATTGAGAGCGGTCTCCGCGTCTTTGGACGGCGCCACCATGTTGGTGAGGATCGTCCGGAGGGATGTACCGGCCTGCGATGCCTTGATGCCGCTGTTGGCCATCAGGCCGAGGGCCACAGCGATGTCATCCACGGAATAGCCAAGAGATCCGGCTACCGGAGCGACGTACTTGAAGGACTCGCCCATCATGGACACGTTGGTGTTCGCGTTGGACGATGCCGCCGCCAGGACGTCAGCCATGTGCCCGGATTCCGCTGCACTCATACCAAACGCCGTCAAAGCGTCCGTCACGATGTCGGAAGTGGTCCCCAGATCTTCGCCGGATGCAGCTGCGAGGTTCATGATGCCCTCGATACCGGAGAGCATGTCTTCGCTCTTCCAGCCCGCCATGGCCATGTACTCCATGGCCTGTCCGGCTTCAGTCGCGGAGAACTTTGTGCTCTCGCCCATTTCTCTGGCCTTGGCGTTCAGCTGGTCCATCTCATCCGCAGACGCACCGGAGATCGCCGCAACCTTGTCCATTTCGGACTCGAAGTCCGCTGCCGTCTTTACCACCGCCGTGCCGACGCCGAGGATCGGCATTGTCAAGCCTCTGGTCAGTGTCTTGCCGACGTTCTGGAAGGTGGAGCCGATGTTCTCCAGCTTCTTGGATGCCTCTTCACACTCCCGGGAGAATGCCGCCCAACCGGTGTTGTTCTGCAGCTCCTTGTTGATGTTGGCCAGCTCCGTCTCGGCATCGGCCAGCTTCTTTTTCCACGTCTGTGCCTCGGTGGAGTTCTCCCCGAACTTCGCCGTGGATGCGTCAACAGCGCCCTTCAGCTTGTCGACTTCCCTGGTCAGCGCTTCCTGCTGCTTCTTCAGCAGTTCGGTGCGTTGCTTGGCCTTGTCCATCTCGGAAGCGCCGTCCTTAAACGACGCCTCCAGGAGCCCCATTTCAGACTTCAGGGCTTTGGTCTCGCTGATGATATCCCGGAGGGACTTTTTGTATTCTTTTTCGCCGTCAATGCCAATTCGCGGCCCGATATTGATCGCCATTTGTCACTCCAGTGCTATCGCTTCGTCAAAAGTCCACGTTCGTTTCTTCTTTTTCTGCCGGGCGTTCCCACTGTCAATCATCATGCAGGAAATCACGTCCATCATGTCGCCGTAGCGCGTGGCCAGTATCTCCCGCGTCCCCATACCGTTCTTCCGGCCGTAGTACAAAAACCAGGCGCGGCTCAGCGTTATGCCGTTGCCGCGCCCTCTGCGTTTTTTCCTTTTACCGGTTCGGTCTGGATCTCCTGCTCCGTGCCGCCCTGCATGGCGTTCGTGATCTCGTCCATCACGCCCGCTTTTGTGAAGACAAACGGGGACAGTGCGGACAGGTACTTCTCCGTCAGGACATCCGGCCGTTTGTGGCCGAGGATGATTTCCTCATAGTCCGCATATCCCCGCGAAAGTGCAGCGAGAATCCGGACGACATTCTTCATGCTGTCCTGCCCCTCCATGAGGGAACCGAACTTTGCGAAGTTTCCGTCCGGACATAACGCCGCGATCTCCGACCACGCCTGGGTCGTGAGGTACAATCCGTACTCTTTACCGTTGAGAATCATTCGCTGCCCTCCCTCGTCAGGTGATGCCCAGCTTCGTCTTCAGAGCCGCTTCCGCAGCCGCTTCCGTCGTCTGGTCCGCACCGATGGACTTCCAGGTGTGCTTCGCATCGTCAGAGCGCATCAGCGTCGCCGTGAGGCTCTGCGTCTGCCAGTCGATCTCTTCCTCCTGAGTCGCGGCAGACAGCGGCACCTGCTGGAACTGGCACTTGGCCAGCACGATCGGGACGTACGTGACCACGCCAGCTTCCTGGTACCTGGCGATGAAGCCGATGCCCACATTCGGGACAGCCTGCTCATCGTTGTAGTCCGTCCAGTCGTCGACCGCTGCCGGCAGGCCCATGATCAGGCGCTCAGCGTCGGCCTTGAGGCCGTCGACCGTCAGGGAAACGGTGCCGCCGGTGAACGTGCCGGAGGCGCTCTCCGCAATCA